GAGTAGGTGGAGACCACTTGGTAGGAAGCATGAGCATGGCCGGAGGGCACACCAATAATTCGGCGTGTAGTACATCATTGCTTTTGTGGCCATGGCCATAGCGGTACTTGAATTCACGGCCAAGGAAGCGGGCAAGATCGCTGACCCAGTTGTAATGCAACCGTGATTCGCGGACCCAGACAGCTGAAGGATGATTGGCATGCGTGGCGCGGTAGGATACTTTGTCGCCGTTGCCGTAAAAGTGATGCGCAGTTGCAAGCAGCTGGCATGATTCGATAAGCATTTTGCCGACATGCTTGTCGCAATGCATAACTGCCGCAATGCTGGGCAGATGGTGTAGATAGAAGATGTTCATACAATACCTTTCAAAAATCAAAAACACAAGTGGACTAGTAACGTGAGATTAAATTGTACAACAAATTTGGGGGCCGTGTTAGGTACCCCCAAAAATATTATGACAAAGCCAAGAGGGCGTCAACTGTTTGTTGCTTAACATTGACACCGCCGCCAAACCAAGCATTGGCTAACCGAGCATCGCCGGTGCGAGCTGTTTCCCAATCCATCAGCTGAGTCACGGCATTCAAAGCGCCCCATGCTGTGCCTTTGGCTGACTCCAACTCGGCGCCGATGCCTGCACCTTCGAAGAGAGCCAATGCTCTGGCTGCAGCACGTGAAGGATTCTTTTCATCACCACCAAGGATCTTGGTGAAGATAGCCTGTGCTTGTGTGGAGCCCAGCTTGATGGAAGCCAAGAACTTGGCCGTCTGCTCGAACACGCGGAATGTTTCGTTGCTGTTGGCCAACTCGGCTTTAATGGCCTCGGGGCGGAATACAGAGTTATGACGAACACTTACGTTGGCCTTGCCGCTTTGCTGTGCCAACTGCAATGTGTTATTACATACAACACGGACGCTGGTGAGGCGAGCCTGAGTGGCCAGAGAGCCATCAGCTGAGCTAGCCAATAAGAGATATTGATTAACCTTGTCGCCTGCAATGTTGAACTCGCCATCCATCTTGGCGAGGGCCCAGTAGTGGGCACCATTGCGCAGGACACCTGCTGTTTCAAGGTGAGCAATATTGCCGACCATGTCGCGGAAGAATTCCAACACCTCGATGGGCTGCACAATCTTGTACTGGCTAGACACCAAGCCGAGGGGCAAGTTGCTATCGGTGCGGTACATAACTTTCTTGCCGTCATAAGGCAAGGTCTGCGCCTTGAAGCCGTTCCACACGCTGGCTGGAGGAGTGAACTGCACGTCGGCGGTAGCCAATTGGAAGTCAAGGCCAGATTCTTCGGCCCATGTTTCAATGGTTGAATCAGCAGTTAACTGCTGGCCAAGACCGTGCCAAGGAGTTTCACCAACGTAAGCCATTGCTGCTTTGCCGGAGATAGTGTTTGCGATTAAGTGTGCCATGATAAATACCTTTCAAAAGTCAGTTAAGTTTTACAGCAATCTGAAGTTTGTTGCTGTAAGTGAATTATATGGCCATTCTCGTGATTGAACACAGGTTTTTGCAAATATTTTCAACTTTTTTGCATTTATTTTTGAATACCTGCGTTTTCAAAAACTGCAGCGGTTAGTGCTTCTGTATACTTTTGTTTCTCGAGGTAACAGTTACTCAAAAGACAGAAAAGAAATACTTTTTAGCCTCATTGCAGCTGATGTATAGTACCTATCCCACCGTCTGCCGTAAGGGGCAGATTTTCATTGACAAATTGGATGATTATGACTATTGACATTACGCATGGCCACCATTGGCCGAGCACCCCGACACCTGATAAGGCCTTCATCGAGGCAAAAGAAAAGGACCTAGAGGCTAATCTAGATCCTTATAAAGTAGGCAACTTACAAAGAAAAGCATTATGTCATCAGGATTCGCGTCGCTAACAACACAACCGCCACAATTATACAATAACTTCCTATCGGCAAGAGCATTTGAGGATGCTGACATACAGGCTCTGGGCCTTCAGCTCCTTGACCCCGAAGAAAGTTACCAATTACTAGGCCACACTCGTGAGTGGAGCATCAAAATCCCGTATTTTGATATGCTGGGCCAAGAAACCGGCTTTAATCGGGTCAGAATCCTGACTCCGAAGGGCAAGATGAAGTATTCACAGGCCCGAGCTAGTGGAAGCCACATCTATTTCCCGCCAACGGTGAGTTGGAAGCAAATAGCGCAGGATGTAGATATCCCCATCATCATTACTGAAGGTGAGTTTAAGACTTGGGCCATCACCAAGCAGATAGCCACCGACCAGACTAACTACGCAGCCCTCGGTTTAGCCGGTGTTACAAGTTGGAGTGACAAATCTGGTTTACACCTGCACAAAGACTTGATGAAGATCATTTGGCAGCGTAAGACCAGCTTCGCTGAGAAGCACCGCAAGGTTTACATTGTCTTCGATTACGATGGCGCCGGAGAAGATGGTGAGCCCAATGAACAGGTCGGCATGGCCGAGACTAAGCTTGCTGTCACGCTTCGAGGGCTGGGCGCTGAGGTACACCTTTGCCGAGTTGGCCGCTTCGGAGCTGGTAAGGGCAGTAAATACGCCATTGATGACCACCTACAGGCAGGAGGCAGCTTGGCTCAGGTGCTCACAAGCACCAGCACGGTGATGAACGGCATCGATACTCTTGAGACTAAGCTTTATGAGTTCAAAACTCAATACGCGTTGATCAACGGTGACGTGATCCGGCTCAAAGACGGTCTTATCCTCGGGTGGAACAAGGCTCGTATTGACGCAGCGCAGGATTATTTTGTGCAAGTCACGCAAAGGCCGAACGGTGGCACCAGCAGCAAGACCATCTATATCTTGGATGCCTATAAGGACTGGGCTCGTCGATGTGATCTGGATGGCGTAGGCATGTTTCCCGAGTATCAGGGGCTTACTATCACCCCAACAAGGCATTACAACCTGTTCAAGGACTGGTCCAATGAGCCTACCGTGGGTGATCCTACCCCTTACCTTGAGTTCTGCCAATACTTCTTTCGTGATGAGCCAACTTTTGCCGATTACTGGCATGACTGGGTGGCCAATATTGTCCAATTCCCATGGAGAAGGAACTACACCACACCGCAGTTCGCTTCTTCCATTGAGGGCATCGGCAAATCAGCCATCGCCGAGTTTATAGCCGAGATGCTTGGGGTTGGGGACGGCGGGCCTGCGGCTATCATCGGGCCTGATGAGCTATTCGGCAACTTCAACGGCATGCTGAAGGGTAAGATCTTCATCGTGGTGAATGAGCCCTCGTCAGATCGTGATGACCACTCGGCGAAGCTTAAGAACTACATCACATCTAATGAGCTAACCATCAACAATAAGTACGGCGCTCAGTACGCCATCACTAATTACATTAACTTCGTATTCACGACTAATAAGAGCTACGTTACACATATGGGTGACACCGCAAGGCGTGAAGCTATCTACAGTCCAGCCAGTCTATCCAACCAAGAAACGCATCCCAAGGTCGTGGCTTTGATGCAGTGGGCCAAGCAGCAGCAAGGCTTTGGCATCATGTTAAACTGGTACATGAATCGTGATATAACAGGCTTTGACCCAAAGAAAGCTGCACCTAAAACGCAATACCGTGAAACTGCGATCCAGCTTTCCAAGACTCCCCTTGAAGCTTTTGCACTTGAACTCAAGGCTTGGATCAACGATCACCTTGATGGAATTGCTGCATTCACAGCGCCTCAGCTGCAGATTCTATGTGAGCGTTGGGGGCATGATAGCAAGGCCAAGGCGCAATATATCCGCAAAGCTCTGCAGCCCCAAGGGACGCTTGATCCAAGTAAGCTCATAAAAGTGCATGGTAAACCTTCACGATATACCACTTTTATCACGACAGAAGTAACACTAGCTCGAAGGGTCGAGCCCACTTGGTCACAGGTCGTCACCAAAACTGAGGACGCACTGCAACGTGAGTTAGAGCAAAACGGGAGCTTTTGATGCTTGATAGCAGTTACCTGTTACTCGGGTGTTACTTCTCGAAGCCTTATCTGGATTGAATAGTAACAAGGTAACAGTAAGTAACAATATATTTATAAAAGATATTAGATATAAGAATATAGTATAGCTATATAGTTTTCTACTACCATATGTTACCTGTTACTTGTTACCTGCCGCAATTAAGTTTACATCCCTCCAACTTTATGATTACAATCCGCACATGACTACAAAGACACCATCTAAGAACGGAAAGTTCTTGGGCCGTCCTTCTAAGTACGACCCCGCTTACTGCGACGCCATCATGGAGCTCGGCAAAGAGGGCTTATCGCGTTGGCAGATCTGCTCGCGCCTCAACATTGGCCTTCACAATATGATTGCTTGGGAAGGCGCACACGAGGATTTTCGGCAAGCCTTGGATCAAGCACGACTTGATGCGCTCTCATACTGGGAAGACTTGGCGCAGGATCACATACGCGAAGCTCCTGGCGGAGTGAAGCTCAACACTGGGTTGTGGAGCCGAAGCATGGCAGCACGCTTCCCTGAGCAATACCGCGAGAACTCCAAGCTCGAGGTCACAGGCAAGAATGATGGGCCAGTTCAAGTCGACGTGGTGCATGACTTCTCACAAGACTTGTTGGATGATCTCCTAGCAACGCGCCAAGCAGATGCTAAGCCCGGCAAGAGCAAATGAGTTTGCTGATCGGATTCGCAAGGGTCCTGATCTTAACCTCATGGCGAATGATCGCAAGGCGGCGCACAAAGCTCGACAAGCTTGGCTCACAATAGCCAATGATCACCAGATTCCTCCACCCGGCGATTGGTGGAGTGTTTGGCTCTTACTCGCAGGCCGAGGCGCAGGCAAGACTCGCGCAGCTGCCGAGTGGCTGTGGTGGGAAGCATGGACTCACCCCAAGACTCGATGGCTTGTCTCCGCGCCCACATCATCCGATGTCCGCGATGTTTGCTTTGAAGGCGACTCAGGTCTGATTACCGTGATCCCGCCGCAGTTGGTTGACCACTACACTCGGTCGCTTCACGAGATATACCTCATCAATGGCACGCTGATCAAAGGCATCCCTGCTTCAGAACCGGCTCGATTCCGAGGTCCGCAGTTCCACGGGGGCTGGTTCGACGAGCTTGCTGCATGGGACTACCTTGACGACTCTTGGAACATGATTCAGTTCGGCATGCGATTGGGGCAGAAGCCCCTGATGCTATGCACCACAACGCCTAAGCCCAAGCCATTGATCGTGGATCTGGTGAACAGAGATGGGGAGGATGTGATATGTACCAAGGCCAGCACGTACGATAACATCCACAACCTCGCCCCGTCATTCCAAGCGCAGATCCTGCAGTACGAGGGTACGAAGCTTGGGCGCCAAGAGATTTACGCCGAGATTCTAGATCCTGAAGAGGCTGGCATCGTCAAGCGTGATTGGTTTAAGCTGTGGGACAACGAGAAGCCACTGCCTAGATTTGAGTACGTGCTGCAGTCTTATGACTGCGCAACCAGTGACAAGACCAAGAATGACCCGACGGCCTGCACAGTGTGGGGTATCTTCAGGCCAAGTCCCGATAAGGCTATGAGTGTCATGCTCATTGACTGCTGGGAGGAGTACATGCAGTACCCTGAACTGCGTCCCAAGGTGATCGAGGAATCAAGCGCCATTTACGGTGATGAGAACGAGTTTGGTCACGGGAAGAAGGTAGACATGATCCTGATCGAGGACAAGTCAGCCGGCACGCAGCTTATCCAAGATCTGCAACGCGCAGGTCTGCCTGTGAGAAGCTACAATCCCGGGAACGCGGACAAGACTACACGCCTTAACATCGTGGCTCCCATCATTGCCAAGGGCAGAGTCTACATTCCCGAGTCCTCGGTCAACCCGGGCATGGCTCGTGATTGGGCAGAGCCTTTAATCAGCCAGCTATGTTCTTTCCCCGAAGTCCGGCACGATGACTTGGTGGACTCCACATCACAAGCTTTAAGACTTTTGCGAGACTTAGGGTTAATTTCGATCGACCCGGTATACAATCCGGATGACGACTATGAAGAAGATCGTCCAAGAAGGGTAAACCCTTACGCAGTCTAACTTAAGGTGCGCACATGGCAGCAATCTACGATCCGCAAGGCAACTACATGGGCGATGATGGTGGCCCCACACTAGATCAAATGAATCTAGAGCTGGCGAGGAAGAACAAACTCACCCCGCAGCAAATGGAAAGAGCTGTGCCACCGCAGCCTTTGGCTTCGCAGATCCCCGGCTACGGCAAACCAGTTCCGCCATCACAAACACCGCCTGACCCGCTGGGCTCAGCTGCTGGCAACTTCACCGAGTTGGCAACTAAGTTCAATCCGCTGATGATGGCCAAGTCCATGCGTGAAGCAGCAGGCATCTTAACCGTGCCTGCTGTGGCTGCCGTCAAGGGTGTTGGTGAAAGCCTACTCACATCGCCACCCGGAACGTACACTTCAGGCAAGGCGCCTGATTACGCCGAGCAAGTTGCCAAGCAGTTCATGCAACAGAATGCGCCGCAGACACCGATGGCGCAGGAATTCACAAACGCGATTGCGCCTGTCATGGCTGATCTGCCTGCGTATCTCGGGCACCTACAAACCGGCCGCCCAGCATTTACCCCTAATGACGTTCGCGTTATGGGCGCTGAGGCCACAAGAATAGGCAGGCAAGTCAAGGATATACCTACAGACTTCTATAACGCGCAATCCGGCCTGCAGAAGCTAGACCCAATCACAGGTCAGCCAACATACGGCGCCAAGCTCCAAGGCGTCGCTGATAGCATTGGTGACATCATGGCGCAAAGGGAAATGCAAGGGTTGCCACCTATCCCTGGGCTCCCAGCTTCCATGCAGCCTACAAACCCTAAGCTGTACGCCATGCGACCTGAAGGGTCAAGGGTTACATCTGCTACGTTGCCTGCAACTGCAAAAGCAGACGCTGCAACTTACGCCCCTGCGCAAGAGATCATTAACAACATCATTAGTGAGCCAACAATTACGCCTGTACAAGCACTGGATGAGATACAAAACAACATCTTGCGCAAGCCTGAAGCAGCGTCTGCACGCAGAGCATTTGAGTCTTTCCTTAAGCAAAAAGCTAATGAGATGTTCCCAGATGCGCCGTCTGAAGGCGCAGCATTGGCAGCATATAAAGCTAAGTTTAGTGATAGGGAAGCGTCTGCTGCGCACTCATTAGGCATGTATGATGAGTTCTTAAATACGCCTAATGGCATACAGTACAGGGCGCAGCTTAACTTGCCGTCTGCAGAAGAGCTGCCTGCAAGGCATGAGGCCGCAGTTAATTGGTTTAACTCTCAATTTACTAATTACCTTATTGAAAAAGTTGGCACGCCTAATGAGCCTGCAGCTAAGCTGGCAAGTCAGGGCTTAACGTTTTACCCGCCTTCAGACGTATTTGATAGTGCAGATATGTCAGGCGCCAAGATTGGGGCTAAGCGTATAGCAGCAGGCATGCCGGCCAAAACGCCTACGGATGAAGCATTGGCGGCTGCAGATCAGCAATTGGCTGACTTGGTACAACAGTCAGGGGACGCGGCAACTCGTAAACGCGAACAAGAAGCAATTGCCAAGCAATTAGGCTACGGGGCAATTGACCCTAACACAGGCGTTGTGGCTGAAGGTATGAACCTTGGCAGGTATGAGCCTTTTGCTCAAGCATCACGCGAGTCTGATAAAGTAAACGCTGCGTATAAAAAGCAGCAAAAGGCGGTTGACAACTTGCGTTTAGGCGCTGCGTATGAGAATGCAACTGACAAAGCGATTAATGCACTTACTGCCAAAGGCTTAAAAGAAGAAATTGAGTACGGTGAGCGTCAGTTCTATCCTGCGTTAATGCAAACCCCTGACACTGAGCGCGCATACATAGCAAACCCAGTTCAATTACGCAATCTTGGCTTTGAAGATCTTGCAAAAAGCTTTTACAACGACGTTATGTCAGGCAAAATACCTTTAAACAAGGTGCCTAAGATGACTGTTGAAAAGTATATCCGCGATACTGCGGAAGGTCGAATTGCTGAAGAAAAGCTTGCGCAAGCTAAAGAAAAGCAATTTAAGACTGATGCTGATAATCAGTTTGCACGAAGCGCGGCGTTGCATATTCCCAATGACAAAGTCTTTGGCAACGTTGGCGCATTGGAGATTACTAATCGCTTTACACCTGAAGAAGTTGCTAAGCTGGTTAGTGAAGACACCTTGGCTTTGGACGTCTGTATTGGCGAAGGTGGTAATGTGCGAGGTAAGCCAAACCCTTGGCACCCCGGCACAGGCGATCGTCAATACATTCCTATTTACGACATTGTCACAGGCCAACGCAACCCTGACGCAACCAGCCCAAGGGGGTCATACATTAACGCGGTTGAGCAAGGCTCACAAATGGTTAGCTTTAGGGATACCGTTACTGGTGAGCCTGTTGCCATTTTTGACTTTAACCCTAGCGCATCTGGTAAATACGACATTAACTTTGCATCAGGCCGTAGGAATAAAGAAGTTAAGCCTGCGTATGTTGAAGGCATTAAGTCTTACCTTAACAGCCGTGAAGACTCGATTCGCGGAGTTAGTCATAATTTAAATGACAACTTAGATATTTATGATAGCAAGCGCATGTCAAATAGTGCGCTGGCTGATATCATTAATATGCCTGTGTCTGAGTTTAAGAAATACGACGTATCAAATTTGCCAAGGTTTATTACACGTACTGACTTGCGCAATTATATTGAAGCCCTTCAAGCCAATGAGCCGCAAGTGCCTGTGCCTGCCGTTATGTCGCAACGCCCTAGTGAAAGCTTAGACGCGTATGTTGCAGGCGCTGTATCATCATCAATTGATAATGTGCTTGACACAGTAAGACGTGAGCTTGAAGAAGCAGGCGAAGATCATCAAACTTCTACTGCAGTAGCTTTCTTTGAAGATACTCGAGATTACTTTAACGCGTACCAAACTGCGCAAGGTCCTGTTCGCGCATTAGAACTTACCCGTCAGCGCTTATATGACTTGGAATCAGAATACGCCAATAGCCCACGTATAGTTTCCAATATCATTGCAGAAGGTATTGCGGATCTAATGGATGACATAAGCGGATACACTGATTACGCGCGCAATCGTCAAGCTGCTGAAGCTGCGCAACCTCGTGCTGTCGCTGAACGCGCCCCTGAGCAAGCGCCTGATTACTTACGTATGACGCATGACGCGGCATTGGAACTTAGTCGCCAAATGGGAGAAGATGCAGGTGATGAAATGCGCTCAGTTTTCCGCGTGATTACTGAAGGCAGTGGTCTTGATCCTGCGCGCGATACTGACGCATTTATTACAGCATTACGAGGCGCTGCTGAAGTTGCTGTACGAGGGTCTGTTGAGACTGCACTAAATGAGCTGGCTGACGATATGTATACCGCGTACATACGCGATTGGGAGCCTGAAGTAGGGCCTGCGCAACAAGTGCCTGCACAACCGTTTGACTTTGCAGGTGCAGTAGATCGCATTTCTAATGACATAGATGCAAATGTAGGTGGCGATGTAGGCGGCGTTATTGCTGATAGATTTGACACTATTACACAGCGTATTGCTGAAAGAACAAATCCTCGACTAAATCCAGAAGGTTATGCACTTGCTTTAAGGCGAGCAGCTGACCCTGCACTTGAGCACGTGGCTGTGTTAGACGCATTACGTGATCTTGCAACCCAGATTGAAGA